GATTTAAGACGGGAGACTTTATTAAATTTGCCTCGCACAACAAAGTATATATGGTTGTTGCAGATGTAACTTCAAGTTCTAGTGCTTCAACTGTAACTATTGAACCACCTCTTATAACAGCATTAGCAGATGACTCAGTTGTAACTTATGACAATGTTCCTTTTACAGTTTATTTAACATCAGATATTCAAGAGTTTGGTGTAGTGGGTTCTGATAAAGATGGTAATTTACTATATAGTTTTCAATTTGATGTTGAGGAAGCTTTATAGTGAAATATTTAGTAAGACATTGGATTACTGTTGATATGATAGCTGAAGAAGTTATAGATGGAGATGGTGTTAATTTAAAAACAAATAATATAGGAAAACACGAAGAACCATCTGATAAAGCAACTTATATCGTATCAGATTATGTAAAAGTAAAAAGGAGAACAATAGAAGATTATGACGAGAAGTTTAACGACAGCAGTAAAGAACGAACTAGCAACAAATGATATTAGACCAGTACATCTTATCTCAATCGGTTTTAGTAGTCCTGTTAATATTACTGATTGTTCATTTTCACTAACAAGTTCTGTTTCAGGTTCAAGTGTAACTTATACTGCTTCTGATTTCATAATGGGTCTTTCAAATTTCACAGAAGAAACAGATGTAACTAAAACATCTTTAACATTATCTTTATCAGGTGCAGATTTAACTTTTATATCTACTGTTCTTAATGAAAATGTGGTGAACGATAGTGTAGATATTTTTAGAGGTTTTTTAGATGATAACAATGCTCTTATAGCTGACCCTTTTTTATTATACTCAGGAACAATAGATACTTTTGGAATATCAGAAAATAATAAATCAAGCACATTAAATTTACAGGTTGTTTCACATTGGGCAGACTTTGACAAAACTAATGGTCGTAAAACAAATAATACATCTCAACAAAGATTTTTTAGTTCAGATGTTGGTATGAATTTTTCAAGTCAAACAGTACAAGATATTAAGTGGGGTAGAGCATAATGGGTTTTGGAAGTATATTTAGATCAGTTACTAAAATAATTACTGCACCAATTAAAATTATAACAAAAGCTTTATCTTGGATAGCACCTAAACCACCTGAAATACCTGATTTTGGAACTACTGATTTTGATGATTTTGAAACAGGTATATTATTAAATAAACAATCTAATGACGCAAATATACCTGTAATTTATGGAACAAGATTAGTAGGTGGTACTAGAGTTTTTATGGAAACTTCAGGGGCAGACAATACTTATTTATATATGGCTATTATTCTTGGAGAGGGAGAAATAAACGACATAACAGAAATAAGAATTGATGACAAAGCTGTTACTTGGGCAAGTGATTTAGCAGATAATACAGCAGTTGAAGTTAATAGTTCAGATAGTAATTTTTATAAAGATTCAGAAAGTCTAATTAGAGTAGAACCTCACTATGGTTCAGACGGACAATCAGCTTCAACATTATTATCTACATTATCATCTTGGGGAAGTAATCATAAACTATCAGGTCTAGCTTATCTTGCTATTCGGTTTAAATGGAATCAAGATGTATTTGCTGGAGTTCCAAAAATACAAGCAAAAGTACAAGGTAAAAAAGTTGTAACTTTAGCATCTAATTTATCTGAACAAACTGCTAGTTTTTCAACAAACCCAGCATTTTGCTTATTAGATTATTTAAGAAATACAAGATATGGAAAAGGTTTAGCAATAACAGATATAGATTTACAAAGTTTTTATGATGCTTCACAAGTTTGCGTTACGCAAGTTACACCCTATTCAGGTGGGTCAGATATAAATATATTTGATACTAATACAGCAGTTGATACATCTTCATCTATTATTGATAATGTAAGAGAGTTCTTAAAAGGTTGTCGAGGTTACTTACCTTATAGTGCTGGTAAATATCAATTAATTATAGAAACAACAGGTAGTGCTTCAATTACATTAACTGAAGATAATATTGTTGGTGGATATAATTTATCAAGCCCTGATAAAAATAGTAAATTCAATAGAGTTATATGTAGCTTTGTAAATCCTGATAGAAACTTTCAAATAGACGAAGTACAATTTCCACCTATTGATGATTCAGGATTACCAAGTGCAGATAGACACGCAACAATGAAAACTGCTGATGGTGGTTTTTTACTAGAGGGTAGATTTGATTTTAAAACTATTACTTCTCCATATCAAGCTGAAGAAATGGCAGAAATTATATTAAGAAGAAGTAGAGATGCTTTAAGTTTGAGTATCAATGTAGCTTTTAATTCTTATGATTTAGCAATAGGAGATATAGTAAATATTACACATAGTTCATTAGGATTTTCAGCTAAACCCTTTAGAGTTTTAAGTATGACTTTTAACGAAGATTTTACAGTAGGATTAAATTTAGTAGAACACCAAGATTCCCATTATAGCTTTGCTTCTAAAACACAAGCAACAGCAGTTCCTAGTACAACACTTCCAAATCCATTTACTGTTCAACCACCAGCAAGTGTAACTTTAACTGACCAATTAATACAATATAATGAAACACCTCTAACAGCTTTAGATATTGCTATTGGTGCTTCACCTGATAGTTTTGTTGATTATTACCAAGTAGAATATAAGCTTAGTACAGATTCAGATTTTATTATTCACTCACAAGGTTCAGGATTATTTCAAAGAGTATTAAATGTAATAGATGAATCTACATATGATGTTAGAGTTAAAGCAGTATCATCATTTGGAAGTTCATCAAGTTATGTAACAGCACAAAGAAAGATCATAGGTGCAATCGCACCCCCTAGTGACGTTGAAGATTTATCTTGCAACATATCAGGACAAGAAGCACATTTGGGTTGGACAGCTATACCTGATTTAGATTTATCACATTATAATTTAAGATATTCTACTGCAACAGATGGTTCAGCAGATTGGCAAAACTCAGTATCTTTAGTAGAAAAAATATCAAGACCAGCAACCTCTATATCTGTTCCAGCTAGGGTCGGAACATATTTAATTAAAGCAGTAGATAAATTAGGTAACTTTAGTTCTAATGCAACAGCAGTAATATCTAATGTAACATCAACACTAAATTTTAATGCAGTAACAACTCAAAGCGAAAATCCTAGTTTTGCTGGTAGTAAATCAAATCTTATTTTAACAGATAGTACATTAAGATTAGACTCATCTGAATTATTCGATAGTGCTAGTGGAAACTTTGATGATGGAACAGGATTGTTTGATTCAGGAGTACAAAGTGCTGACTTGTTTCCATCAGGAACATATGATTTTGCTAACGTCATTGATATTGGTGCAAAACACACATTAAGAGTTACAGCTTCTATTATACAAACATCAGATAATTTAGATGATGTATTTGATAGTAGATCAGGTAATTTTGATGATCAACCCTCTAACTTTGACGGAGATACACCAGCTAACTGTAACGCACATATTGAAATAGCCACATCAGATGATAATGTAACATATACAAGTTTTCAAAATTTTGTAATTGGTGATTATACTGCTAGATTCTTAAAATTTAAATTAGTTATGACTTCAAGCGATTTATCGTCAACACCTGTTGTATCAGGATTATCAGTAACAGTAGATATGCCTGATAGAATATTTAGTGGAAATGATATAAGTTCAGGTGCTGGAACTAAAACAGTAACATTTACAAATCCTTACAAATCTGTTAATTATGCAGTAGGAATTACTGGTGAAAATCTTGCCACAGGAGATTTCTTTGTAGTAGAGAATAAAACTGTTAATGGATTTGACCTAACATTTAAAAATTCAAGTGGAACAAATGTATCAAGAACATTTGATTTTATTGCAAAGGGCTTTTAAAAGGAGTATAAGAAAATATGGCACAAGTATCAGACACAACATTAGCGAATCAAGGTTTTCCAGCATTTAGAGCAGAATTAAACAGTATCTTAGGTGCATTAAATTCAATGCACGTAGGCACATCAGCACCAAGTTCATTAGTAGCTGGAAGTATGTGGGTAAATTCAGGAACATCAGGATTTTTAAAAATTATGATCAATGACGGAACAGACAACATTGAATTAATGAGTATTAATATATCAACAAACGCAGTAACAAGTGCAATGTCAGTAACAGGAACAGTAACGGAATCTGACCCCAATGCTTTGCCACTTGCAATAGCATTAGGATAATATAAAAGGAACATATGGCGAACACATTTAAAGTAAAAACTAATGGTGCAATGCCAGCAAGTGCTGGAACACCTTTAACCCTATACACAGTACCAAGTTCAACAACTTGTGTAGTAATAGGATTAACTCTTTGTAATATTCACACAGCTTCAGTAACAGCTTCAGTACAATTAGTTTCAGACACATCAGATACAGAAACAAACGAAACAGTTTTATTAGTTAAAGATGTATCAATACCAGCTGGTTCTTCACTAGAACTTTTAACAGGTGGAAAAGTTGTTTTACAAACTACTGATATTCTAAAAGTTGATTGTTCTGTTACTGCTAAAATAGATTCAACATTATCAATCTTAGAAATAACATAGGAGTAATACATTGGCTTATATCGGCAAGAAACCAACAGATGTACCTTTAACAGCTGGTGATATTACAGATGGTACTATTTCTAATTCTAAACTAGCACAAGATATTATTT